AAGAAAAGAGTTTCCAAAAGAATTAAGTAAAATCAATTCAATATTTCAATGGAATGATATGCCTGCTGTTTTTAAAAACAAGTGGGTAGATTATATTGAAAAAGAGTTTGATAGAAGAGATGATGGCTATTGGTTTATGAATGAAGGAGACCCGACTTATATTACGGGTTCTCATTATATGTATCTTCAATGGACTAATATTGATGTAGGATACCCCGATTATAGAGAAGCTAATAGGATATTTTTTATTTTTTGGGAAGCTTGTAAAGCTGACAAAAGGTCGTTTGGAATGACATACTTAAAAATTAGACGTTCCGGTTTTTCTTTTATGGGTTCATCAGAAGCTGTCAATACCGGGACTTTAGCCCGTGATTCTAGAGTAGGTATACTATCTAAAACAGGTAGTGATGCTAAGAAAATGTTTACAGACAAAGTAGTTCCTATAAATAGTAGGTTGCCTTTTTTCTTTAAACCAATTATGGATGGTATGGATAAACCTAAAACGGAATTAGCGTTTAGGGTTCCTGCATCTAAGATTACAAAGAAGAATATGTACGATGTAGAAGAAGAAGAGCTTGAAGGATTAGATACTACTATTGATTGGAAAAACACAGACGATAACTCTTATGATGGTGAAAAATTATTATTGCTAGTTCACGATGAAAGTGGAAAATGGATAAAGCCTAATAATATTTTAAACAATTGGAGAGTTACTAAAACTTGTTTAAGGCTAGGTAGTAAAATTATAGGTAAATGTATGATGGGTTCTACATCTAATGCGTTAGCAAAAGGTGGAAATAACTTTAAAAAATTATATGAAGATTCTAATGTGTTAAATAGAAATGCTAACGGTCAAACCAAAAGTGGGATGTATTCTTTATTTATTCCGATGGAATGGAATATGGAAGGATTTATAGATATTTATGGTAAGCCTGTTTTAAGAAAACCAAAAGAACCTGTATTAGGTGTAGATAAAGAAATGATAAGTAATGGAGCTATAGATTATTGGGAGGCTGAAGTTTTATCTCTTAAGAGTGACCCTGATGCTTTAA